AAAATTACGGAAGTTAAGTGAGCGATTTTGTCGCAAATCTCACAAGTCTCTTTGTAAGCGACTTTGAGTGTTAGTCCAATAGACATTATGTCTTTCTCCTTTTCTGTGTGATGTAGTTATAATATAAAACAACGTCATCATCTTTTAGATGTTTGACATCGTTGTGATATTCAGTTCGTATGAATCTTACGATATCTGAGTATTTGTTTTCTGATTGAAATAAATTTGCAATCCACTTTAACATTTTATTATCCTTCTATAGAACGAGTAAAGGGATGCAGTAGCACCCCTATCAGTTTGGTTTTTTGTTTGAGAGTGAGCTCAATTCTTCCCACTCCTCATCTGTGTAAGGCCACATTGGTTATCTCCTTTGGGGTTTTACAAAGTTATTTATGTCAACAACACTGTCTTTTTTGTGCAGTTGCGTTGTTTTTTTGGAAAGGCAGTTATAACTTATTCGCAATAGTGAACTTAGGTTGACGTTCCATCCAATCAAACAACTTTTGGTATTCTAGTTTTCTTTCTTTACATCTATCTAAAAACTTTGGAACTCTCTCATGTAACAGGTTTGGTGCTTCAATAGGAATATCTACACCAGCAGTTTTCATGAGTCCTACATTCTTATGTGTGTTTCCATCTAGTGTTGCAAAGTAACATCGTGCTTTACATGATGCATAGAGTTCATGGTGTCTTCCAGTAACAAACCAATCAGTGTGTCTTAGAACATTCACTACCGTATCCCAATCTTGTTTAAAGATATCTAAGTGGGGAACTCCTTCTGGACGGTAATCTTGTTGTGCAAAAAATTTACCTACAACTAATTCTCTTTGTGGTGCAGACTTCTCTGGAACATCATTAAAATAAGATAAGTCTAAATGTATGTCTACGTCAATGTTGTCTTTTTGCAGTTCTTGTGCAGACATAACTTCACGAACTGAAATGTAAGTGTCTCTAAGAACATCTTTCATTTCATCATCCAAAGTCATAGACTGCCAGACTGTATTGATTAGTGCAGTCTTTTTGCCGAGTTGTTTTGCGTTTCTGAGAATTTGTAAAAGTTGATGTGGAACTGGTCTATCATGATGCATCGTGCCCTCACCGTTGATGATAACTGCATCTGCTTCCAGAAAGTAATGCTGAACCTCATCAATCTTATCCTTATTGCCCTTTACAGAAGCAAGTATTTGGTGACCACAAGATTGCACGTCCTTGTGCAAATACTCCATGACCTTTTTACATCCATTATGATAATTGGATGTATCGTTAAATATTATCACCTTCATTATATTTCCTCACATGTTTAGAGTGTATCTTACACCCAATAAACTCATTGTAATAATCATCTCTCAAAAGAACATCTCTATCAAATTGTTCTTTTGCTTCATAATAACTCATTTCACCTTTTGTCTTACAAAGACGAATAATTTCTCTTTTGTAGTTATCACCACCTTTGGATTCAACTAAAGTCTTTACTTCTTCAGAAGAACCATAATAGTCTTTCCAATCGGATTCAGACTTTTTAGTTCTTCTTCTTGTTTTACCTTTTAGTGGGGGGAGTTTTCTTGTTGCCCAGAAATTCTTTTTACCAACGTATTTCTTGCCAGTATCAATTTCTGTTATTAGATATACAAATCCTTGATAATCTTCTGGAGCATCTTCAAACTTTTCATTTTTATATAACCACATTGTGACATCCTATAATATCTTACTGATATTTAGGTGTCATACTCATCCTCTTCTTCTAAGTCATCCATGAGGTCTGTCTCTGCACCACAGAAAGGACAGAACGACACTGTATAGTATCGTTCTTCCATATCATGTTTTATTTGGTAAGATGCTTCGCAGTCCTCACATACTATTTGTTTTCTCATGCTGCTTCTGTTTCATACACGTCATCCCACTTACCACTAAGTCCAGCAACCTCATATTCGGTTACACGATTTTCAAAGAAGTTCGTATGGTCTGCACCATTTAGAACCCACTCTAACCACGGCAGGGGATTGTCTTTTACTTTATAGTTACCTTTTAGACCTAATTGAATAAGTCTTCTATCTGTTATATATCTGACATATTGTTTGACTTCTTTTTCTTCTAGTCCTTCAATATCTCCAAGTTTATATGCAAGGTCAACAAAGTTATCTTCTAGTTTAACTGCTTGTCTTGCCATCTCATAGATTGCTGCCTTAAACTCATCATCAACAATCTTTGGATGTTCAGCACAATATGCTTTGAATAGTTTTGCAATACCTTCAACGTGAATTGATTCGTCACGAATACTCCACTCGACAACTTTACCCATACCCTTCATCTTACCATATCTTTGGAAGTTGAGAAGCATGACAAATGATGCAAATAGAGCAATACCTTCATTCATTACAGACTTTGCCATTGCCATTGCAAGTCCACGAACTGTATTAGGGTCACTGTCCATCATAAACTCAATCTTATCTGCCATCTCTGTATATTCTAGAAATGCATGATATTCTGCATCAGATAGTCCAAGTGTTTCGTTTAGAAGTGCATATGCACGTTGATGAATTGCTTCTCTATTTGCAAAAGAACCAAGCATATTACGAACTTCGTTGTTCTTAAATTTTGGAATCAATTGGTCATAATAGTTCTGTCCTACTGCAACATCTGACTGTGTGAATAGTCTTAGAATGTTTGTGATGTATTCTTTCTCAACTGCACTGACTTTACCAGATTTCCAATCTGCAACATCTTCTGACAAGTCTAGTTCATCTTCAATCCAGTGAACTTTTTCATGTCTTGTTGTGATTTCAACTGCCCAAGGATAATGGAATGGTTTATAGGTTTCTGAGAATACCATTAGACCACCAGAGCGTTTCTTAACAAACTGTTCTGATACTTCCATAAACTGGTCATATGTTCCAATCAATTTATCATCAATAAAGATTTGAGGAACAGAACGAGCACCAGGCACACGTTGATAGAATGCGAGTCTTTCTTCCTCATTATCTAGTTTATATTCTGTATATTCGTAACCATGTTGTTTAAACCATGACTTAGCCTTCTCACAAAATGGGCAGTGAGACTTTGAATAGATTTCTACTTTCATTTCTTTCCCCTTATCCTTGACACGCAACGCATTCATCTTGACTCTGATTCTCCATTGTTTGAGTTTCGTAATCCTTCAGAGCATCTCTTGTTACTTTTTGAGCAACGTTCTCTGCCCTTTGAGATGTTTCGGTTCGTAGATAATACAAACCTTTTGTTCCTAATTTCCATGCTGCAAGGTGTGCCTTATGCAAATCTTTTTTGTCTGCACCAGCAGGAAAGAACAGATTCAATGACTGTCCTTGACACAAATATTCTTGACGGTCTGCGGCTTGTTCAACAATACACATCTGGTCAATTTCTATTGCTGTTTTGAAAACATCTTTGATTTCATCTGATAAGAAATCTAGATGTTGAACAGAACCACCATTGGTAATAATAGAACTCCAAACTTCGGGAGTATTCTGTTTTGCCTTGACTAGTTCTTCTTCCAAATAACTATTCTTCACCAAGTGTGAACCAGCACGAGTTCTGTGCGTATATGCATTCGCCTTCGATGGTTCAATAGATGGTGATGTAGAAACAATAATAGAAGAGTTTGCATTAGGAGCAATCGCAAGTAGATGTGCATTACGTCTACCAGTTCCTTGCATGTCTGGTGCTTCTCCTCTTTCAAGTCCTAGTGTGTTTGATTCTTTAACTGATTCTTGTTTAATATGTTTAAATACTTCACGATTCAGTTCCCTTGCTTTATCAGATTCAAAAGGAATTCGTTTTTGATGCAACAATGAGTGCCACCCCATTGCACCGAGTCCAAGACTGCGTTCTTGAGTTGCACTATATCTTGCACGAGAGATTTCATCACCAGCATTATCAATAAAGAACTGAAGAACGTTATCAAGAAAACGTATAAGGTCACGAACAAGAGTAGTGTCTTTCCACTCATCAAATTTCTCCAAGTTCAGAGAAGACAAACAGCAGACTGCTGTTCTATCTTCAGATGTTGGTAGGTGAAT